GAGTTATACGATTTACAACGAGGACATTACCACGGACATACACAAAGACGAGCCGCCGGTGGTTGCCAAGATTAACTTTCCTGTGTTGAACACCAAGGACACCTACAATGTCTGGTTTGACGACTGGGCGAACGAGATCGATAGGGTAGAATGCGACAAGCCGATCGTGTTGAGATCAGATATATTGCACACGGTCGAGATAGGCGAGACTGCCTGCTATCCAAGAATTCAATTTAGTTTTTGTTTTTATCAAGAACCGCTGGACTTATTAAAGTAGGGCATTCGATAAATCTGTCATTGCGTTTTGACATCCTTGCTATAACGTTGGCCAACTGCTCCTGATATTCTGGAGTTTTCCAGATATTCTGTGTGGAAAAATCCTCAATGGTGCCCCAGTCCTCGATCTTGTTGAGCCATACCCTATCCGCCCCGTATTGTTCGCCGAGGTCTATCATCTTGTCCATCTCGTGAAAGTTTTCCCGTTGCACAACAAAATGCAGAATAAATCTGAAACCGTGTTTTTGTTTTTGTTTGGCAATGCTCTCGAGTCCTTCCAACAACTTGTCCCAACGTCCGCCCAGCCTCAGTTTCTCGTATGTCGCCTCGGTGGCTCCATCGACACTGACTCCCAGTTCGTTGAGGTTGCTGATCACGTAAGGCACCTTGGTGTGGAATTCCTTAAACATCAATCCGTTGGTCAGTATGCTGTACTTGATGTTGTCGCGTTCGGGTGTGTGGGCCATGAAGTGCCTGTACACGTGCGATGCGAAAGGATCTCCATCGGATCCTATGTGTACCTGTATTGGGTGTTCGTAATCGTGCAACCACTCGTTGATGCTGTCCGCCAATCGTATGCCAAGGTTGAACGCCGAACCCTCCTTGTGGAATATCAGTCTCTTCCTACAACTGGGGCAACGCAGATTGCAACTGTCGTCGATGGCCAATCTGATGTTGGCCAACTTGGTGTGTGGATCGTTCTCCAGTGTGTTCATCTCGGCCTTTAGGTAAGGACATTGATGTTCGTTGCAGTAACGATAGGTGCCGTCCGCCACCGATGACTGCAGGTGCTTACGCATGTCACCGGCCAATATCTCCGACAGTGATTTGATCTGCAGGTTCCCTATGCTCTGTGGCAACCATGAGGTGCACTCACACGCATAGCACGATCCCTGCTTGTCTATCAGCACTGTGTCATGGGGCCTGATGCAGGTCTTGGTGATGCCGAGGTCCTTGCCGGTGTCGATGTTGTACTGCTTGAACAGTCTGGAATTGATCATGTGCATTATTTACGGAACAGGATTACCGTCATCAAAGTTTACCAAGTTCTGCAATTAAAGGTTGCTATTACCATAAATATGCCGTACAATCCGGAGCGATCACTAGGCCAGTGGTCGCACAGCACAAAAAAATAGATGGGAGATAAAAACAATCTATGAAAATGACAAAGAAAAAAGCGGCGATAGGTGTGGCTATTATTGTAGCACTTGTTGCCTTATGGGCGGTATTGAAACCCGCTCCTGCCGAAGCGACTGAGATGAAGGTGTATGGTTCATTGAACTACATGCTTTCAAACAATGAGGACGCCAACGGCAACGCAACAGCGAAGGCAGAGAACAACGGATCAGCCATCGGTGTTAACTTAACAAGCAACCTGTCAGAGGGAGTTGACGGCTTCGCAAAAATTGAAGTGGCCATCGACGCGGATGACTCTGGCTCATCGCCTTTTGATTCGAAACTGGCATACGCTGGTGTGGACATGGGTGACGCTGGTGTATTATCTGCAGGAAGACAGAACTCTGTATTCAAGGGTGCTGTGACATCCAAAACGGATGTGTTCCCAGAATTCGGCGGAAGTGCATCACAGAAACTGTTCAGCAGAGACTCACACACAGTTATGTACTCGAACAGCATAGGTCCAGTACAGTTCGACAACTTGGTCAAAGTTGACGGAGCGACTGGCAAATCGGGTGTTGATGTTTATGAGACAGCGGCTTCTATGGACTTGGGCGACAACCTTAACGTTGGTGTAGCATACACGGACGACAAGGTAAACGCAATCGAGTACAAAGGTGCTGGTGTTACATTTGATATCTCAGATGAGACATCGATCGGTTACGCACACACGATCAAGACTGTTGAGTCCACTGACGTAGATACCAAAGCAAACGAGATAGTTGGTTCACACACAATTGGTGCAACCACGTTCTCAGTTGGTTATGGTGAGATCAAAGATGGCAACAAATACACAACGTTTGGTGCCAGCAAACAGATCGGTGACAACTTCAGCATATACGCTGGTTATGAGATGACTGATGTCGCTTCAGGCACAGACACTAATGACATGGCGGCCGGAATTAAATTTAAATTCTAATTTCCGCACACTGTAGAGTCGGTCTAGATCAAGAAGGTCAAGGCCGGCTTTACGCTTTTTAACGCTTCGCGTTATTTTTAATTTACGCTACTGCTGGTAATTTTACGCTTTACGCTTCGCGAACAAAACCTCATCTCTCTTGTATCTTTTCAATAATTTAAATCCAAGATCTTTCATGAATTGAAATATGGGTTTGCCCTCCTCTACTTGGCGTTTGTGTTTTTGTTCTATCTCTATGTTAACAACACAATCATTGTTTTTAAGTGTATCTACTGCACCTGCAAGTATATCAAGTTCACTGCCTTGCGTGTCTATCTTAATGAAATCAACTTGTTCAAAATTATATGAGTCCAACGGTTCGATCTTAACAATTTGCTTCACAACATGATTTGTATTCTTAACATGCTTTAGGTTGAGGGTGTGTCCTCCCGATGTGCTTGTGGACTTATAGAAATCCTTCTCTTCAAAATAATTACCAAGACCTATTTCGTGTATCGTGTGATTATTATAGTCATGCAAATTTGCTTTCAAGCATTCAACGTTTGAACTTTCAGGTTCAAATATGTGAACAGTCTCAAAATGTTTGCATAGATCTCTACTCCAAAATCCTACGTTGCCACCTATATCTAATGCTGTCCTAAAATTTTTTACCTTGTCTAATGCAAAGTCTCTGGGTTCTTTTTGGTATTCACCGCTTTCGTTTATTGAGAAATATTCTTCGTAATGTGTGTCGTAATCAGGAACATACCATTTTTTAATTTTTTTCATTGGTAGGTAAATGATCTTTCAAGCAATATCGTACAACATCCGTGTGCATAGGTTTTCTCATGCCAACACAATCCAACTCTACTTGATCTTTTGTTGGTGTTCTAAAATTAAAGTTATGATATTTTTTTAATATATTTTTTTGTATTGTGCAGTGCTTAAAATTATCAACCATGATATCTTCTGAGGCGTTCATTACTGAGAAGAATACTCTTTTATCACAGTATATAGAAGTCACTAAGGCATCACAATTGACAGATACTTCTCTGTTGTAAAGTGGTGGTGTTTGCTTTTTAGTAAAGTCATGCATCCAATCATCCACTTGTCCGGTCTCAAGTTCAGCAATAAGTTCTTCTTCTGTAGAGTCAAAGAAAGCATCTTGCCAAGTTTTGGCCTTGTCTACTTGTAGTATGTTGTCAGCGGCAGAATAACAATTACGTTCGTTGTCTTCTGCTGTCCAATTTTTAATATCTTCAACTTTAAATTTATTTTTAAATGGCTCTAGTTGTTTGTTAAATTCTTTTAGTTTTTCTTTTGAAGTTAAATCTTTTCTCTTCATCATCTGGCAAAACAACCATTCATAATAAAAAAATGCTTTGTGCATGAACATTTGATCTCCACACTGTCCGTATATAATAACATCTGCTTTTTTATCTAGTTTTCCAATCTGCCAGTAAGAGGGAGCAGAGTCCCAATAAAAACAAGTTGGGTCAATACAATAGTCTTTCACTATTTTTGCAAGTCCTTCTTGGCTAACATCTAGCACGTCCCATATGATATCTTCGCCTCTTTCTTTCCAATAGTCTACTGCATCTTGTTTGAAGTCCAACGGTGCGTTTGGTGGATCAAATGAATAAGTTACTTTTGTTGTTCCAGGAAAATAACAGGCTTCCGTGTTTGAATCAATACCTTCACTTAAACTTGTTACTATGTTTTTGTCTTTGTAATATTCTCTTATTGTATCCGCATGATCTTTAAAACAGTTATGAATGTATTCTTCTAGTTTAGCAGAATCGGTAAACTTCGGTTTTGACTTCATAGCATCCATTAGGTCTTCATAAGTGTTATGTAATCGTTTGATCTGTATCTTGTCATCCACAGCAGTCAACATAAAGTCCGGCTGTAACAGATAAACATTCTTGAAAAATGTTGTACAATGTGCAGGATTATATTGTTTTATGTTAGGTGCATCTTCTTTAACAAAATCGTAAGTATGGTCAAATTGTTCAAATTGATCTGACCCAGCACCTTTTGTAGATGTTGAACCTGTATCTCTAGAACCTGCTCCACCTCCCACATATCTATCTGATACATATAATTTTTTCATTTCCGCGGGATCAACTGCACTGTGAGGACTGTTGACTATAAAAGTTTCCCAACGTTCAAAAGTTTCCTTGGGTTCGTAAGATACTTGTTCCGGAGTAAAACAATTTAAACGTCTTACAATTTCCTGTATATCTAAATCTGCACTTGTCAATGGCATCAAGTAGACAGCATTAGTGAATTCAACACGTCCGTCATTACGCCACCATAATTTTGTTGAACAAAAATAATCCAACACTACTTTGGCTGTGTTTTTGGTCAGTATCACTACAAAGTAACAACCATTTGCTTTGTCTAGTTCGTGTGGGTTGCGTTCAATTACAGTATCTATCGTTTCGTCACCAATCAGGTATCCTGCATATATTACAAGATGTTTGTCATTCTGAAATGTTTTGCAGGCATCGTCGGCATACCAATACCATTTGCCGTATTTGTTTGGAAGTTGTTTTGTGTCTGAAACAAAGTATTTCATGTGGTCCTACTAATTATTTTTAAGTTTTGATTCCTGTCACCTTTATGAGCAATCTATCTCTATCGCTTTTGTTTTGTGTCCAGTGTAAGGCCTGCCAGTTGTTCAATCTAATACATTGTCCTTTTGTCCATTTCCAGTGTTCATCATTGATTGAGAAAATCTGTCCTTCTACATGATCCTCTACCGCTACAAACATACGCCATACATCTATGCCTGGTTTCTCAAGTGTGTGTTCTAAATTCAACATTCCGGGGAGTGTTTCGCAGACACTTTCCAGATAGTCTCCGAGAAAATCCAAGTGCGGCTTACATATCGATCCTGGTCTTTGTATTTGTATTTTTGCATCGAGACATTGTAAAAAAGGATAAGTCATTCTTGCCCATTGTGTAACACGTTCATTACGAACACTGTCATAACCCTCATCGCCTTCTGAGATATCTTTTATATCAAACTTTGGTATACGTGTGCTTCCTGGAATAATTTCATACCCCCATGCGGACGGGTCTGAGAGACTTGTTGAATCTCTATACTCGTTAAGTGTCTTAGTCCACTTGATATATTCTTTTAACTTCATCTATAGCGTTAGTGTAGTTTGTTTTTGATTTTGGTACAACCTTTATTTTGTGTCCAAAGAAATAGTCTTCATGTGTTGGCAATGTACATTGTAGTTTTTTACGTCCTAGCACAACAAGTCCGTTTATATAATATTGTGGTATCAATCCTTTGCCTGAATGTTGTGCAACAAGTTCGTAAGTTGCTTTTGTTCTTTGAAAGCATGTTGGAATGCCGTCACCAAGGATTGCATAGTCAACGTCACTGAAAACTAATTTTTGAAGATCAGGTAGCATATGATCAGCATCATGATGTCCAAAGACTATAAAATTATGTTGTTGCCAGTTGTAATAATGACTGTCCATAAGCACAGGAATCAAATTCTCTGTGTCTGGATCTATAGAACGTTTTACAGTGTTAAAAAATTTTTCTCTTTTGTTTTCGGGCAAGAACATGTAGTTGTCTACCATGTATAATTTTTTATCGGTATGTTTGATTGCTTCCCATATCCTCTGTGCGGTAGTGCCGAGGAAAGTTCCAATCTCACATATTGATTTGGCATCACTGTTGCTTATTATATTGGTAATATAGGCGTATTGGTCGTCGGAGTATCCAGACCATATTTTTTGTAATTGCATATAGATATTTAAATCTGAGATACCACCGCCACAAAAAAAGGCGACACCAGGCCGCCTTAATTTGTAAATTAAATTATTGTAATTTCGCTATACCATCAAGAAGACCTGGGATAAATCTCTTTTCCCATTTAGCATAAATTTCTTTTGCTTCTTCTTGCATAGTTTCTTTGTCCTCAGCACTCAACTCAACAATCTCACAGCCTCTTTCTTTTGCTGTTTCTTCAAATTGTTCAGCATCTTCCTGTGACCATTTTCTTTCTAATCTTGCCGCTTCGTAGGCAGTCTTAGTAAAGATATCTTGTTCTTCCTTTGATAGACTTTGGAAAAACTCATCACTGATTAAGATGTCTGTTAAGAATAATGAGTGTTCTGATTTCAAGAAACTCTTAGCATTTTGGAATCTGATATATGTAGTATCTTTTCCATCAACGCCTTCCGGAAGATGTAAATCACTGAATACACCACCTGCTCTTGGTGTTTTTACTCTTGAAATGTTCATGAACTTTTTCATGTATTCTTGAGTGATAGGATTTCCGTTTATTCTTACTGTTTTGTCTGCTAGGTCAGAAAGGTTTTTGATTGGTGTGCTTTCCATACCAACTGTTCTGAAACCACCCGAATATGTGTATGCCAATCCTCTAACACCTGTTTGTTTTGCAAGTCTAGAGTTTATCGCTGTACCAATCGGTCCTTCTAAAACTCTTCTCGCATGACCGTGATCTTTAAATAACCATGGCATGTCAAATACTAAAAAGTTTTCATCGTTGGTAGAGTGAGAAAGTTCCCATACTTCTGTTTGAGACATTTGGACTTCGTTTTTCTTAACTAAATCCATTATTTGTTCTCTTGTGAATTCTGGATTTTGTTTTAGATACTGTTCAGTTGTCAATATCTCGATTTTGTACTCTGGTAGTACCTTTTCTAGCATTTTTGCAAATGCTTTTGCAGTTCTTAGGAATAGGTATTCCGGTTGGTGTGCAATTAACCATTTGATGTTTTTCATCGTATCTCTCCTTGTATACTGATTTATTTTAAAACCAAGTGTATTTACCAGTATTTTATGCTGTGTTTAATTTTTCTAATTTTAATCCTTTGTGATCGTAGCATTCCACGTAATCTGAATTGTTGCTGTGTCTTATTGTGCCTTGACCCCATATCACATCATAGTCGCTGTAAGCGACAGGTTTTTTAATTGTTACATCTATGTATTGTCCGTTGCCAACACCAAGTGTGAGGAAAGTAACATATCTACCTTTGTCGCCTCTAAACACCCGACCATTAGCAACTAGTCCCACAAACTCAACCTTGTCCATGTATAGTTCTTTCACATACATACCAGGCATAAAATCTTTAGAACTCCACCAGCCGTATTTCCTGTATTGAAATTGTGGAGTGTCCCAATTATCTGATTTACTTGGAGTGACTACTTCTATGCCCACACGTTTTGCTTCGGTCCTGTACACCCAACGCTTGTAAGATCCATGGCAGTGTTTTAAACATGCTTGCCAAAACTTTTCTCTGTTGTGTGCTTTTTGATAGGCCAACGCCCATATCAATCTACCTAAGTTCACGGCATGAGCACGACACAATCCAAAACCGGATAATGATTGCAACATTGTTATGATTTCATCTTTTCGAGGGTCGTTACCTAGTCGTGTAATAAATTCCATTATCTTCTCTTCGTTCTTCTTAGCAAATGCTCTACGATACATGTCTGCTTCGTATTTGTCGATATTCAGTACTTCTGATATCCTGTCTATGGCATCGTCCTCGTACACTATGGTATCACTCATTCGTTCCTGACTCCAGTCATGGAACATGGTTGCTTTCTTACGTCCAGATATCGCAACAGGCCTGATCAGTGCAGTTGCGAACACACAGTCCTTTCTATTTTTTGGTTGTATGGCTCTGAACAATCTTCTCATGGCAGGACTCTCTGCCTGCGTCACTCCCAACACATCTCCCCTGCACAACAGTTCTGAGGTTGCAGGATCTTCTTCTGGATATTCTGTCAATCTCATAGTTGGATCTATTTCTATGAGTTGCGACAAACCACGATTGGCTAAAACATCCACTTTGAGATGTTCGAGGTCGTCCACTTCGTTCTTGTCTAGCAGTATTTGATTCTCGGCCGTGAATAGGCTTTTTGGTAATTGTCTTGAAAACATTAATATTCCTCCACAGTGTTTTGATATGCATCTTTTCTTGCCTTTCAATTTGTTTTCTATACGTTTTGCTTCTGTAGGATCTACTCCTACTGATTCGTATGTAAACCTGCGAGGGAGATTACCCTTAGCACCTAATCGTTTTGCCGCTTCACGTTTTGCTGACTTATCTTGATAGAGCACGTAATTGGATATTCTAGCACTACGTCCGGGCCATCGATCAAATATTCTCTGCATCACTTCTGCCTGACGATAATGGGGGAAATCAATATCGACATCAGGTAGGTCATCTCGATTTGGATTCAGGAACCGTGCAACGGGTATTCCCCACTCCACAGGATCTACATCTGTTATGCCAAGTAGATAGCAGACAAGTGATGAACCAGCGGAACCACGAGTCATATGAGGTATGTCTCTGGTTATTGCCAGTATGTCACATATTTGGATGAAGTAGTCTACGAAACGTAGTTGAAGGATGATTTGAGTTTCCTCGGCGAGCCTTTGCGTGTATTCTTCTGTGCCTGGACATTGCCTAATGAATCTATCGTACAGCCTTGTTATGTCGTTTAGTTCTTTGTCTTTTTTCATTGCCTATGTTTGCCTGTTATTGCCTTGAGCAACTTTATTTATCTGCGTATATTATTATAGGTTTTATTTTTTGAGTTTGTGATCAATTATAAAAACATTTCTTTTCACGATATTTCATAATGAAAAGATTGAACGTGATTCTGTTTGTGTTTTGATTGCTTTCATAACTGTGCCAAGTTTTTCCTTGGTGTCCACAAAATATAAATGTTGAATTTGGTTTCCATTCCGCTTCTTTAACGAATGCGTCTTCGTTTTGAGCAGTGTACATCTTCGTACCTACATTATGTTCTGGGGAGATATATGTCACGCTACTCCAGGTTTTTTCTATTCCTTCTTGGTGTATGTAAAACTTGTATGGTAACGGCGGTGTGATACTAATATGAGCATTCACGCCTAAATTTGGATACTTCCTGTATTCTGGATATACTTCGTGTAGATGAACGGCGTTATCTAGCAAGTGTTTGCAAATATCCAGCGTTTCATCATAAAAGTCAATACCATAGTCCACATAATCTTTTGGATGTATATGGATTAACTTGTCTGTCCTTATGTGAGAAAGTTTTGTCAAACACACATCTTTCAACTTTTGGAAAGTGTCTTTGTCAAATGTGTCTTCAATAACTTGATGTGGCCACGGCTCTGTCTGGATTTCAGTTTCCAGGCATTTAGACAAAAATGTTTTTCCTATGGTCATACTACTTGCCGTAACTTGCTTTTAGGTGTGTTGATATTTTTTTTATCACACGCGGCACTTATCACACACTGGACGCAAAGAGGATTTCTCGATTTACAAATCAATTTGGCATGTGTTATTAACCACATGTGGGCACCATACTTGTATTTACTAGGGGTTGTGTTGTTGACAGTGATCGACGCTTTGCCTTCGTCTAAACTGTCTGCCCAACCGAGGCGCCATAACATTCTAAACACATGGGTGTCTACTGCTATGTGTGGTTCTCCAAACACGAAACGCATCACTATATCAGAACTCTTTCTTCCCACACCTGGTAGGCTCATAAGTTCTTTTTGTGTGCTTGGCACACGTCCGTTAAATTTTTCTAAAAGTGTTTTGCTTGTTGCTAAAATATTTTTTGACTTTGCATTAAAAAGTCCTGCTGGTTTTATTGCTTCTATAATTTCATCTTGAGATAATTTAATCATTTCTTCAGGTGTGTTTGCTAGTGCAAACAGTTGTTTACAGGCAATTGCTGTCCTTTTGTCTTGCGACTGAGCAGAAAGCATCACACCTATCAGGCTGGTATACGCTTTGGAATATATCTTTGCTTTGGGTTTCTTGTTTGAGTAGTTTGGGTATAACGCACTCAATTTGTCATAGATAAATTCTATGTCGTTACTGTTCTTCATCTGAGTGCAGTTCGTTTAAGAGTTGTCTCAGTTTGCCGCCTTCCACGGTTGCTTTCACTTTGCCAATATCGTCTCCTTTGGTTGGATCTGGCACCTGTGGTTGAGCATCTGTTTTGTCTGTACTAATTTTTGATTTCTGTTTCAACGAATCATAGATTGTACTTCTCTGCTTGTCAAACTGTTTGTATTCTGGATCATCTGCTAGATCTCTGATACGCAGGCTGTCCACGTCAAACTCCAAGTCCACTTTCTGCCCAACACCAGAACTTGATCTTGTCTTCATAAATTGTATCTGATATCTACCACGCTCTTTCATTGCCCTTGATGTGAATATACCTATCACGTTGTCAGCAGTCTGTATCTTGGATAGTCCACCTGCTATGTGTGAATGATCAAACTCTATCTCTTCAACCGATGCCCTGTTCAACTGTGATGCAGTTGCTAACAACATCTGTGATTCCACTGCAAAGTTCCTCAATTCTTCTGATACGTATTTGTCTTTGATAAACAAGTCTGCCGGACTGATACGTTTGCTTTTTGGCATCATAAGATCCAAGTAGTCTATCAATATACAATCGATCTTCTTTTTAGTTTTCAGTTCAAGTTCTTTGATATAAGTTTTCACATCTAGTATTGTGCTTCCACTAGGCAAATATTTTATGTAAAGTTCGCCGGATTTTTTCTTCATCATCTTGACTTTCATTTCAACATTGTCAATTTCTGGAAACACTTTCTTAGTTGGAATATTAGTCATCATGGCATCCAATCTCATTGCAGTCAGTTCTTCACTTAATTCAAATGAGATGTACACAGTATTCAAACCAGCAGTTGACCAATTCACTGCAAGATTCTGCAAGAACAAACTTTTACCTGCGCCTGATCCACCTGCAAAAATGTTTAGTTCACCTCGGTTAAATCCACCGAACAGTTTCTTGTCGAGATTTGGCCAACCTGTGCTG